GTGGAACGCTTGGGACCGAGGCACAACGACCTTCCACAACGAGGGCCGGATTCGGTTCACCTTGACCCACGACCAATTCACGGCCGACGAGCGGGCCCTCCTCGAATACTGCATGAGGTCGCGCCTTGTTTACTACCGCTACGGCACCGACGCTTGGGCGCCGTGCGTGGTTGACACCAACTCCCTCGTCATCGAACCAGCGGGGTCTAAAATGTTCCGGGTGTCTCTTGCCATTGAAGACGCAAACCCGGTGCGATGCTGAGGCTGAACGTTTCCGACGTTGACCTCGACCTCTACCAAGACGAGGCGGTCAACCTCACCATCCAGTTCTCCGACCTTGAGGGCATCAACAGCCCCGTGGGTTCGTTTTCGCAGACGTTCCGCGTGCCGGGTACGGCCAAGAACATGGACGTCTTCGGACCCATTAACACGAGCGACCCGGGTAGCGTCAACCTCAAGACCAAGAAAGCGGCCGAGCTGTTTTCGGGTTCGGTGTCCATCCTTCGGGGTTTCGTGCAAGTGAAGGCCGTGTACCTTCAGAAACAACACTACGCCGACATCGAGCTCGTGTTCTTTGCGGGGGCGGTGGACCTCAAGGCCGCCCTTGGGGATTCGCTTTTGTCCGACCTTGACTTGAGCGCCCACGACCACATCCTCAACGCGCAAAACATCCAAGCGTCTTGGGGCTCGTCAGGCATTGCCCCGGAGGTTCGCTACGGCCTCATCGACAAGGGGTTCAACTGGAGCGACACCAACCCGCCGTGGTCATCTACCGACGGGCTCGAACAGGGCGAGCTCACGCCATTCATCCAAGCCAAGGTTTTGTTCGACGCCATCATGGACGAGGCCGGCTATACCTACGACAGCACGTTCTTTGACACGACCGGCGAGGGCAACTTTGACCGAGTGTACTTGCCGTGCTACAACGGCGCCATCTCGCCCGAAAGCGAGGGCGACGAGGACAACACCATCCACGTGGGATTGGGTGCCGACATCACCGGCCCGGCTGGGGTGGCTGTCTTGCCTTTGCTCGACAACATCGACAACGCCCGCGACGCTTCGGAAAATTGGGAAAACGCGACGAACTACCGCTACACAGCCCCGTTCACCGGCCTATATTCTGTCCGCATCCACATCCCCTACGCATTCACGGGAACGGGTCAGGTTGAAGTATGGGTCTACAAAAACGGCTCGGAATACGAGCAAATTTTGGACGTCTCAAACCCTGGGGGCACAACCACGGGCGGCCAACTGACGTGGACGTATGACGGTGACGGCATTGGGCACGTAGGTGGTCCAGCTTTGTTTCTTGAAACGGGCGACACCATTTCGTTGCAACATCACCTCCACAGCTCGCACGTTACCATTTACGGCGACATCCCGAACACAAGCACAAGCCGCGTCACAAGCTACTACAACGCCAACCTCGAAATTTTCAACATTGTCGAGTTGAGCGGCCAGGACGTGACTATCTCGGAGAACCTGCCCGAGATGAAGCAAATCGACTTCGTGTTGGGCCTTCAAAAAATGTTCAACCTCGTGTTCGTGCCGGACAAGAACAGGGAGAACCACCTCCTCGTCGAGCCGTACATCGACTACATGACGGGAGGCACCGAGAAGGCGTGGAATGACCTCATCGACTACGACCACGACATCACTGTCAAGCCTACGACGGACCTTCAGGCCAAGCGATACGAGTGGACGCAAACACCCGGGCAGGACTTCGTGGCTACGGCCGTTCAAGACCAACGTGGGCGGGTGTATGGGCGCTACCAAGTCCTCGACCCCGAGAACGACTTCGCCACCGGCGACAAGGTCATCGAGGCGCCATTTGCGCCTTACATCGTGAGCCTCATTCCGGGCACGCCGTTCCAAATCTACCGGAGCATCAACGCAAGCGGCCAACGCATCGAGAACCCAAAGCCGATGCTCGCCTACTACGGCGGCCTCACGGACAACTTCGGCGAATACTACGTCAAGGCCGACGACGGCACCACAGGAAGCGCGGCGACCCTCTTCCCGTACTTCTCGCCGTTTGCTACCGACCAACCGGCCCTCGACGACAATCAACTCCAGTATGGCATCGAGCGGCCTTTCGTTCCAATGGCTACGCCGCCCGTGAACACGCTCTTTGTCAAATATTGGTCGCAGTACGTGACCGAGTTGTACAGCGAGGAGGCCCGAATCATGACGCTCCACGTCAAGCTCGACCGCGTGGAGCTGGCCGACTTTGAGTTCAGCGACAAAATTTGGATGCGTGGGGCGCGGTGGCGCGTGCTTCGCATGACCTACGACGCCAACGTCGAGGGGTTGGTCAAGGTTGAATGCTTGAAGGTGTTGTCGGACATCGCCTTTTGCGAGGACGTGCCGACCAGCCACATCGCAAGAGAAAACTACGTCCTTTTCAACGACTCGACCACCCTCTCGCCGGACTACGGGTCGAAGGCGTGTTGCGAGGCCTACGGCTACAACTGGGTCAAGAACACCACGGTCATCGGTGGCCAGACACCCGTGAACCTTTGCAAGCCGCCCAATTCCGAAATCAACCCAACGTAAGCAAATGCAGAACCCGCGTCATATTATCGAAGCCATCGACCTGCTCGTGGCAACCAAGACACGCAAGCCATCCCTTTGGTGGGTGAAGCCTTTGGACGTCGTGTTGACCGTTGCTTACCTCGGGGCCTTTGGTTGGCTCATCTTTAACGTGGTCAAATGGCTGTAACCAAGCAACAAGTAATCCTCGAATTCGACGCCGACACGGGCGAGTTGCTCAAAGCAACCAAGGCCGTTGAGGATAGCGTCGACGACGTAGGCAAAGCGGCGAAAAAAAGCGGCTCCGACTTGTCCGACATGGGCAAGACCGGGTCGAGTGCGTTCAAGGGCATCGGCACGGCCCTCAAGGCCACCGGGATTGGCTTGCTCGTCGGTTTGTTGGCCAAGCTGGCCATGAAGTTTGCCGAGAACAAAAAGGTCGCCGACACATTGGCCGTAGCTGGCGCCGCCTTGGGCACCGTTTTCAACGACATTGTGGACCTCGGCATTCGGCTCGGGGAAACGGTTGCAAGTGCGTTCACCGACCCCAAACAGGCCGTCATCGACCTGAAGGACGCCATCGTTGAGAACATCACCAACCGCATCACCGGTCTTTTGAACCTCTTGCCATCGTTGGGTGAAGCCATCTCGCTCGTATTCGACGGAAAATTCAAGGAAGCGGGCAAGGTGGCCCTCGATGCGGCCGCACAAGTGACCCTCGGGGTGACCGACTTCACCGACAAGGTCAGCGAAGCGGCAGACGCCGTGACTGAATACGCCGGCGCCGTGTCGGAAAGCGTTGAGGAAAGCACACAACTCGAACGACAGCTCCAAAAGCTACGCGACGCAGAGCGCGACCTCGCCGTTGAGACGGCCCGAAGCCGTGCCGAGGTGGAAGAACTGAAGCGCCAACGGGACGACCAGACCTTGAGCATCGAGGAGCGCCTTGAAGCGTCGCAAAAAGCGGCGGCAATCGACAAGGCCATCGCCGACGAGAACGTCCGCATCCAAGAACAAAAGGCGGCCCTACTTCGACAGGAGATTGAGTTGCAAGGCGAAACCAATGAGCGCCTCGACGCCTTGGCAGAGGCCGAAATCGCGGCGGCCGATGCACGCCAACAAAGCGCGACCGTACAAACGGAACTCCAAAACAGCATCTTCGCCCTCAACGAGGAAATCAAGGCACAAGAGGAGGAGGCACAACAAGCCGCCGACGACGCTTTGAAGGCCGAGGAGGAGCGTCTGGCCGATGAACAAAAGCTCAAGGACGACGCGGCGGCCAAGGACAAAGCACGACGCGACAAAGATTTGGCGGACGAGAAAGCCTTGCAGGACCAAAAACGGGCCATGACGTTTGCCGCCCTCTCCGCGCTGGCCGACTTGAGCAACGCCTTCGCTAAAAATGACGAGGAGGGTGCTCGACGGGCATTCAAACGCAACAAAGCCCTCTCCCTTGCGTCGGCTGTCCTTAACACGAGCCAAGCCATCACGGACGCATTGGCAAAGGACGCCACGTTCCCCGGTTCGCGCTTCATCGCGGCGGCAACCGCAGGGGCGGCCGGTCTTGCTCAAATCCAAAACATCCGAAAGACGCAGTTCCAAGGAAGCAACCCACCACCACCGGCGACCGAAGACCGAGGACCGGCGGGAGGCTTTGCGACCGGAGCCGTCAACGCACCCGGAGCGCCTACCCTCGACCTTGGGTTCTTGGGTGAGGGTGCCCAAGGTGGGCCAATACAGGCCTACGTCATCGCGCAAAACGTAAGCAACGCACAACAAGCAAACCAACAGGTCCAAGACCAAGCAACACTCGGAGGATGAAAATCGTGGAACTAATTATTGACGAGGAGGCCGAGGTGTTCGGCATCGAAGCCATCTCCCTCGTGGACCGTCCGGCCATCGAGCTGGACTTCGTGGCCTTGAAGGACCAAAAGCTCACCTTTGCGGAGGTCGACAACGACAAGCGCATCCTCATGGGCCCGGCCCTTGTGCCCGATAAGCCGATTTACCGCAAGAACGCCGAGGGCGAGTTCTACGTGTACTTCTCGAAGGACACCGTTCGCCGTGCGGCCGAACTCTACCTCCAACAAGGACGCCAAACGGCCCACACTTTGGAGCACGAACACGCCATCAACGGCCTGACCGTGGTCGAGTCGTGGCTTGTGGAGGATAAGGACAAGGACAAGTCGGCCGTGTACGACCTCGACGTGCCCGTAGGTACGTGGATGGTGGCCGTCAAAGTGGAGAACGAGGCCATTTGGCAAGATTGGGTCAAAGAGGGCAAGGTCAAAGGCTTCTCGATTGAGGGCTACTTCGCCGACAAGATGCAAAAGCAAGAGGAAGAGACCGCGATGGGCTACGACGTGGTCGACGCGGTGTTGAGCGTCTTGGAACTTGAGACGTATTCGGACTACCCGGACGCCGTGGTGAACAACGCGAAGCGTGGCATCGAGCTGAATGAGAAGGAAGGCAACAAATGCGCCACACAGACGGGCAAGGTTCGCGCTCAACAACTCGCCAAGCGTCAACCCTTGAGCCGTGAAACGGTGAAACGTATGGCGTCCTATTTGGCGCGTGCGGAGGTGTACTACGACAACGGCGACCCGAGCGACTGCGGGTACATCTCGTACCTCTTGTGGGGTGGCAAAGCGGGCAAGCGATGGGCCGACGCCAAGGTCCGAGAGTTTGAGACGCTGTCCGAGCTTGAGAAGGTCGCGGTGCAAATCATGGCCGACAACGAAAAAAAATCCGGAGACGCGTAAGCATTCGCCTCCCTCATCCGTCTAATACAAAACGCACACCCATGAACATCCAACAACGCGTGCAAGACATCCTCAACCGTTTCGACGTCAACTTGACCGTGACGGAAGAGAAAAGCACCGAACTGGCCGAGGTGACCCTCGAAAACGGCACCGTCGTGTACACTGACGACGAGTTTGTCGTTGGGGCCGAAGCCTACATCATTAACGACGAGGGCGAACGCATCTCGGTCCCCGCTGGCGACTACGAACTCAACGACGGCCGTTTGATGGTCATCGGTGAGGGTGGTGCCATCGAAGAAATCAAAGGCGCCGAGGAACCAGCCGAGGAGCCCGTGGCCGAAGAGGCCGAAGCGGAGCGCGTCGAGCAAAGCGCCGACGAGCCCGAAGCCACCGAGGAGGTGACCGAGGAAGCTACCGAAGAACTCGAAGTCGAGGTCGAACTCGAAGACGAGGACAAAGAGAAAATGTACGTCACCCGCGACGAGGTCGAGGAAATGATTCGCGCGGCGTTTGAAGCCCTTAAGGAAGACGACAAGGAAGAAATGTCCGACGTCAACCCCGAGGCACCCAAGGAAGAGCCCAAAGCGGAGGAAGCCCCCGAGGCCGACCCCGTTGCCGAGGAACTGGCCGCCGTCAAGGCCGAGCTTTCAGAGATGAAAGACGAAGCCGTTCCCATGCTCAAGCACGCCACCCCAACGGCGCAAGCGGAGCCCATTGATTTGTCTAAACTTTCACTACAGGAGCGCGTCGCCGCCCTCCATTCTAAATTCTCTCAGAAATGAGCCTTTACAAATTCGAAAATGCCACCATTGGGGCTGGCACTTACGCAGGTGAGGCGGCCCGCCCATACGTGGCGGCGGCTATCCTGTCCGCAGACACCATCGCGAACAACTACGTGAGCGTGTTGCAAAATGTTCACAGCAAAGCCGTCCTCCGGAAGTTCTCCGGCGCCGCCATTCAGGCACAGGATTGCGCTTTCTCTACACCCGCCGCCGGTATGTTGGAATTGGGTGAGGCCGTGCTCGAAGCGTCCGCCTTGAAGGTGAACGAGCAGGTGTGCAACAAAGACCTCCGCGCGACTTGGGAGGGTGCTTTGATGAGCGGCCAAAACTCCGCCGCCCCCGCCGACTTCACTACCTACGTGGCCCAGTACGTGGCCGCCAAGGTTGCCGAAAGCATCGAGGGCAACTTGTGGCAGGGTGGTTACGACTTCGACGGCTCCGGACCAGGTGCGGTCAAGTACTCTAGCTTCGACGGCTTGTGTGAAGTCATCAAGGACGCCGCCGCTTCACTCGGTTACAACGGTACCGCCGCTGGCGCGTTCACCGCTGACGCCGACGGAACTACCGGTGTGTTGACCCACTTGGACGCCGCCATCAACAACGCACCCGACGCGGTGCAGAGCGACAACGGTTCGGTCATCTACGTCAGCCGCAAGACCTTGTTCTTGCTCCAACGCGCAATGGCCGGCCTCGGAACTACCACCATCTCTCCGGTGTTTGTTGGTTCGGAGCGCCCTTTGACTTACCTCGGCTTCAGCGTTGTCGCTCCCGCAGGTATGCCAAACGACACCATCATCTTCTGCAACCCCAACCAGTTGTACTTCGGTACCGACTTGTTGACCGACCACATCAACGCAAGCATTTTGAACCTGCGTGACGTGACCGGTGACGACGTGACTCGCGTCATCATGCAGTTCAGCGGCGGCACCCAACTCGTTGACGAGGGGTCCATCGCCATCGCTCGCCGTAGCTCGTAAGATTAACCCGAAGAACGCGGGGGAGCGAAAGGGCTCCCCTGCATCTTCTCAACCTCTGAAATCATGGCTTGTAGCCTTACAATTACAGGACGGTCTTTACCTTGCCGCGACGCCCTCGGAGGTGTGAAAAAGGTTTGGATTGTGTCGTCTTTTCAGGCGGATGCCACGAAGTCCTTTGTGGACGGAATGTGGAACGCCGTAGCAGACGGCGAAATTCCGGACGCGTCACAGGCGACAATCTTGAAGGACTACGTGTCCCCAAAGAACACGTCAAGCCTCACGCAAACCGTGAACGCATCGGTCGAGAACGGGACGGTCTTCTACTCGCAGGTGTTGAGCTTGGTGGTGAACAAGCCCGTGGCGGCTGACGTCACCGAAATCCAAAACCTCGCCAAGGGACGCCTCGCCATCGTCGTGCAGGACTTGAATGACAACTACTTCGTCATGGGCCACACACGCGGTTGTGAATTGACCGGGGGAAGCATCGCGACAGGTACCGCCATCGGCGACCTCAACGGCTTCACGTTGGAGTTCACAGCCGAGGAAGCAATCCCGGCCCCATTCCTTGACGAGACAGGCACAAACTTGGATTTCCAACCGACCACGTAATAAACACCGGGCCAAAGCCTTGGGACCGTTTATAGTTACAAAAGGAGGGGGAGGGCGTTGGCTCTCCCCTTTTTTGATACTACCATGATTCACCTCACACCAAACGCCGGCAACCAGACCTTCTCGGTCAGCCCGTACCAACAACGGAAGTACCTGCCCATGCCGGGCTATACGCCGATTGACACGTTCCGCAACTACCTAATCCAATTCAAAGAAATTGCGACGGGCAAGACGTGGGTGGTCGAGCCGATTGTGACCACGGACAACGAACGGGAAACAATCATGCAGGTAAGGACGGACAGCGACTTCCCACTTCAAGGGGCGGCTGTCATGCCCAACTCCGGGCTTTACACGTACACCATTTACGCCAATTATTTTGGCGGCAATCTCGACGTCACCGACGTCTTGAAAATTGGCGGAGTCCTTGAAACGGGCGTGGCGCGATTGGCCGCCGATGCCGCGTGGACAACGCCCGCCATTTCTATCCCTGACAACGTCGTATATTACGAGTGATGGATTTACTACAACTCAAAGAATACCAAGCCAAAAGCTACGCGGAGTTCGCGAGCCGTGAAGGCTGGATGAATTACGGGGACGACAATATGTTCCCGCAGTACCTTATCGACCTCTACCATTCCAGCGCGACCCACAACGCGCTTTGCACGTCCATCGCTTACATGATTTTTGGCGACGGGGTGCAAGCCGACACCCTTGAGGCGCGGTTGAAGTTTGAGGAATGGGGATTGGACGACGAGATTCGCAAGGCGTGCCTCGACCTCAAAATTCAAGGCGGCTTCGCGTTGGAGATTGCGTACAACCTCGGGCGCACCTCTATCAAAAAGGTGAAGCACTGCCCGTTTGAGCGCATTCGTTCGGCTGAGGTCAACGACGACGAGAAGGTGGAGTTTTACTACTACTCGGAGGACTGGTCCAACAAGCAAATCGAACCGGTCAAGGTGCGATGCTTCAACCCAGAGGACAAGAAAGAGTTCCCGCATCAAATCCTGTACGTCAAGCCGTTCTCGCCCGGGTCGTACTACTACCCCAAGCCCGACTACGTGGGGTCCATCAACTACATCGAGCTGGACAAGGAAATCGGGACCTACCACATCAACAACATCAAGAACGGCCTCGCCCCTTCGTTCACCATCCACTTCAAGAACGGGGTGCCGTCACAGGAGGAGCGCCACAAGATTCGGAACGACATCGAGCGCCAACTCGGAGGCGCCACGAACGCCGGGAAGTTCATCGTCACCTACTCGGACCAACCCGACAGGAAGCCCGACTTTGAGCCGTTCCCGCTCTCCGATGCGGACAAGCAATACCAATTCCTCTCAACCGAGGTGTCGGACAAGATAATGGTGGGCCACCGCGTGGTGAGCTCGGCCATGTTTGGTGTCAAGACGGCTGGCCAACTGGGCAACACTCAAGAGCTCGAAATCGCGGCCGAATTGTTCGACAAGCAAGTCGTGAAGCCATACCAACGAATCCTCACCAGCGCCATTGAGAGCGTCTTGGAGGCGGCCGACACTCCGGCCAACGTCACGGTCGAAGTGGTCGAGACGGATGCGGAAATCGTTGAAGACGCCGAAGCCAACACCGAGTTGAGCGCGGACGCCTTGAACCTTGCCTGCGACTACCTCATCGAGATGGGTGAGGACGAAGACGACGACGAGTGGGAACTCATCGACGCCCGCCGCGTGGACTACGACACCGAGGCACAACAGGACGCCATGTGGACGTTCGCCACGGTCCCAAGCGGCAAGCCGCAAGCAAGCTCCGAACAAGACAACGCGGTTATCAAGGTCAGGTACGCATATATGCCCAAGAAAACGGGCACCGCCGAACACGGAAGCCGCGACTTTTGCACGCGTATGGTAGGCGCCGGCGACCGCGTGTGGAGAAAGGAAGACATCGCGGCCGCTTCACAGCGTGCCGTGAACCCCGGATGGGGGCCAAATGGTGCCGACACCTACGACCTGTTCCTCTACAAAGGCGGGGGGTCTTGTCAGCACTTTTGGGAGCGTCGCACCTACCTCCGCCGCAACAACAAAAAGGTCAGCGTCAACCGCGCCCGCGCAATCATTCGGGAGGCAGGGTTGCCACCGATGCAAGAAAACGACTCACGCGTCGCCCAGCGTCCCCGCGACATGGTCAACCGTGGATTCCTTCAACCTAAGAACTGGCAAACACCGCAATAAATGGCACTCACCGCAGAAGTCCTTTTTGTGAACCCTGACTACCTCAAGCGCGTCACCCAACTCAACGGGGGCGTGGAGGAGGCGGTCATGGTTCCCGCCATCATTTTGGCCCAAGACAAGTACCTCCAACAATACCTCGGGACCGACCTCTTGAACAAGCTCAAGGCCGACATCCGTGACGGCTCTTTGACGGGCGTTTACGAGACGCTCGTGGACGACTACGTGCGCAAGGCTACGGCGTGGTGGTCGATGGTCGAGATGCTCCCCAATTTGTACGTGAAGCTGGACAACGGGGGGCTCGTCATCCGCACCGCAGAGAACACCGCCGCCATCGGCCCGGATGACCTGCACCGCGAAATCGAGAACGCACGACAAAACGCGCAATTCTACACCACGCGCCTCGTGGAGTATTTGTGCGCCAACCTCACGTCGTACCCGGAATACAGCTCGAACACGTCGCCGGATATGCTCCCACAACGGACGGCATATTATCAAAACGGCATGACCATCTCCATCGGTCACGACGGCATCGACCCGGACCTCGCTCGCAAGCTCCTACAATGACACGCAAAGAAAACGAGGCGGCCTTGCGTGCGTGGCTTGCCAAACAAGAGAAACAAAAACCCAAGCCGAAACCCAAGCCATGAACATTGACGCGTTGATAACTTTGGTGCCATCTTTGGTGGCGGTGGTTGGTGTTTGGGTGAACTTCAACGCAGAGGTGGCAAAATTGAAGGGCCGCGTGTATCGTTTGGAGTCAGACCAAAACGAACTCAAGGGTATGCTCAAGGAATGCGTCGAAGGCATCCAGGAGCTCAAAATTTTGCTCGCCAAAAAAGGTTTTTGAATGTACAAATACTTCAAGCTCTCAGAGTTCGACAGCCCCGACGAACCGGGGTCCGGTGAAATGATGGAGCCCGCAGTCATCGAAGCGTTGGAGAACGCCCGTGACCTTGCGGGTTTTCCCTTTGTGGTGACGAGTGGCGTGCGAACCATCGCACACAACCGAGCCGTCGGAGGGTCGCCCCGGTCGAGCCATCTTTTGGGCCTCGCGGTTGACCTGCGGGTCGACAACAGCGAACGCCGCTACCTCATGGTTGAGGCATTGCTCGACGCTGGTTTCAATCGCATTGGGGTGGCCGAGAACTTCATTCACGCGGACATGGACAAAAACAAAAAACCCAACGTACTTTGGACATATTAAGAAAGAGCCGCACAGTTCACCACGTCGACCTCGACTTCAAAAAGCGAGGGACGGACAAGAACCTCTTGTTCATCTCGGACGTCCACTACGACAGCGTCAAATGCGACCGGTCACTCTTGCACCGCCACCTCGAAGAGGCGCGACGCATCGGGGCCGGCGTTTTCATTTTTGGCGACCTGTTTGACCTCATGCAGGGACGCTTCGACCCTCGGGGCAACTACTCCGAACTGCGCCCCGAATACAAGTCGTGTACCTACGTGGACGAAGTCATCCAAGACGTGGGCGAGAAGCTGGCCGAATACAAGGACGTCATTCGATTCATCGCACGAGGCAACCACGAAACCAACATCGAAAAGAGAATGATGGTGTCGCCCATCGACCGCGTGGCGCAAATCATAAACGCCGCAGGGGGACGGGTAGAGACCGGAGGGTACGCCGGGTGGCTCGGCTTGACGTGTCACCGTGGCGGCAAAAGTTGCAAGCGATTCCTCGTCCATTATCACCACGGATACGGCGGCAACGCCAAACGCTCGAAGGGTGTGCTCAACAACGACCTCGACCTTGCCCAGTTCCCCGACGCCGACTTCATCGTAAGGGGCCACGACCATAACAAGTGGTACCACCCCGTCACCGTGGACCGCATCAATCAAAAGTTGAAGCTCGAACAGAGCACGCGCTACATCATGCGCCTCGGGTCTTACAAAAAGCTCGGGGACCGCTTCGCAGGGTGGGCCACCGAGAAGGGCTTCAACACGCCAACCCTTGGGGGGTGGTGGGTGCGCTTCGTTGAAAACCGAGACGTCTACCGCGTCGAAGTACGCGACGCTTCGTAGTATATTAGCCACGGCCATCAGGTGGTCGAATCATTTGTTTTTTTCAGTCGAGGAGCCTCCGGAACGCCGGGGGCTCTTTTTTTTGTGTCAAAATTAGGAAACAAGGAAAGAGTGTCCTATCTTTGGGATATGAGACAAACACCTGAAAACATCAAGGCCATCATCGCCCAGCATGGCTACGGCGGCATCAAGAAAGCCATCCGCGCAAGCTACTGGGACTTGTTCAAAGCCGGCTACAACCGCAAGGAAATGAAGGAAACGTTGAGCCGCGAGTTCGGCACAGAGGACGCATTCATCCGGAACTTCATCTACTTTGAGCTCAATGATTGAAACACCAATGGGGGCCGTGAGCGATTGTTGCGGCGCCCCCTGCGACCCAGACAACCCGATTTGTACCGAGTGCCTCGAACATTGCGACTACGAACACGAATAAACCCAAAACAAATGGACAAGACCCTAAAACCCAACGGCATCAGCCACACCGTCTACCCGGACAGCCCGGCCAAGGACTACAACGAATGGATGGAGCATATTACCGCCAAATCCATTGAGCGCGACGCGGACATCTTTAAACAACAACTCGACACCCTTTGGGCTGACTTCAAGAAACAAATCCAAAACCACGCAAAATGAGCGACAACACCTACAATGGCTGGACAAACTGGGAGACATGGCAGGTTCTCCTGTGGGCCGACAACGAACAATCCCTGCACAGGGAGGTCTGCAAATTTGTGAGATGGGCCGCCCCTCTGACAGCCTTCGAACTGAAGTGCAAGACTTTCTTTCACTCCATGTTCCCCGAGGGAACGCCCGACATGGACGGACCCCAGGACATGGCGAAGGTCAACTGGAAAGAGATTGCGGAACACCTTGAAGATTGGGACGTATGAAAGACCACTACGAAAAGAAGAGCGGCGAGACGGTCGTCAAGGACGCCCTCGATTTGCCCTCCGTGTTCATGCCCGACAACGGGTGCCAGTTTAAGCCAGACCGCATGGAAGAAATGGGGTACACGCTGTACATTGACACCCGCCACAAAGACCGCGACTACAACACGCGGTGGTGGTTCCGTGGCGAACACAACCGAGACCGAGTAATTCAAGGCATCAAGGCACAAGGCTTTGAGGTCGTAACTATAAACCCCTGAACAATGGCACAAGCCAAAATCTCGCGGATTGAACCCGCAAACCCCCCAACGTGGCAAGGAAGCCACGGACTGATGTACGCCTTTGACGTTGAACTTGACGACGGCGCGACCGGAGTCGTGAACGCAAAGAGCCCCGACAAATGGCAAGTGGGCGCCGAGGTCGAATACACCTCACTGAGCACGCACCACGGCACCAAGCTCAAGCTCGACAAGCCGGGCTACAATGGCCTTCCCAAACCGTTCGCGGGCGGTGGCGGTGGTTACACCGAGAACAGCGAAAAGACGAAGGGCATGATTGCCTCTTGGGCTGTCGGTGTGGCGATGCAGGTGGCCGACATCACGGCACCGAACTACGACCAACAGGTCATGCAGTACGCACGCATGGCCTTGGAGGCACGACGTCAAATGAAGAACGAGGTCGAGCCGTGAGCGGCTGGGACTTTCGATGGAGTGAAGGGCGCCCGGAATCGCCGGGCCTCTACCTCCTTTGTTGGTTGAGTCCGAACGAGGACAAGTGGCCGACGGACTACGAAATGCACCAATGGGACGGCAAACACTGGACGACCTTCAGGCCAAACCAAGCCCTCCCCACACACTGGCAGAAAATCACGAGCCCTGCCCTCGACATTTTGAAAATGAAGGAACACGAAAACACAACAACATGAACAAGCACAACGCCCGATGGACTGAAGCCGACGAAAAGCAAATGCTCCACCTCCATGCCCAAAGCAAGACACCGCACGAAATGTCCGAGGTCATGGGCCGAACCTCGAAAGCCATCGCCCTGCGATTGAGCCAAAAGAACCTCAAGCCGTACCGCAAGCCGAAGGAGTCGGCCAAGTACACCAAGTACACCAACGTCCCACGAAAGACGGTGAAGTGGTTTTGGGGTGCGCTCGAAATCACCAAGTTTTGAGCCATGAAAACCTTTGAAGATTGCCTTGAGTGTGGTAAGATTGGCATCATGACCGTCGAACGAGTCATTGGCCACACCGTTGGAGGTAGTGCAATTTCAGAACAGGAATACCACTGCGACAAATGCGACAGCGGTTGGAGCGTGTGGTTGGAGCAA